TCCTGTGGGCTTTTGTACTCACCGGCTTTGCCGGTATATCCCAAACGAAGTGGAGCCATGGAGGCCGAAGACGCGCAGCGTCCCAGCCGTTAAGGCTGTCGGCCGGCGAAACGTAGTAGTTCTCGCGCTCGAAAGTACCGTCTTTCGAAGCGTAGAGTAATATTTCTAAATTATGGATAATTTTGATTTCAGGCCTAGGTTTTTTCCTATTGTTGATAGCATTCCTTATCGCTACTCCATTGGTGCATACCGTGGTAAAAAGCGAGTTGTTATTGCTTGGTTTTCCGATGAAACTCCTGCGGCTGATTATCTTGTTCGCTGTCGTCTTGACCATCCTAGTATTAAATTTGATTGTCTTCGAAGTATTTTCTAATGCCTTGTTCATCTCCCATATGGATACGTAATCGTCGCTATTTTGACAAGAAGTATCCTTGCCGAAATGGTTCTGATGTTGCTAAATCAGCCTTAGCTCTTCGACCTTGGGATATCTCTCGCCAGTGGTTGATGGTTCCTTGTGGAAAGTGTGAAGACTGCTTGCGTCGTCAGCGTAATGACTGGTTTGTCCGCCTAGAGCGTGAGCTCGCCTATTGCAAGGCTAATAATCAGCAGGCTATTTTCATTACTATAACGATTGCTCCGAAGTATTACAATGACGCCCTTCTCGACCCTTCTCGATTCATCCGCCGTTTCAATGAGCGTTTGCGGCACAAACTCGGCCATTCGTTCAAACATGCTTTTTTTCAAGAGTTCGGCACTCATCCTGAGACGGGAAATGAGCCTCGATTGCATTTTCACGGCTTTCTGTTTGGCACGAATGTTTTTTATAACACCATTCGTTCTGCTGTTCGAGGTCTTGGCTTTGTGTGGCTGGCAAAGGCTACCCATAAGCGCGCTCGCTATTGTGTAAAGTATGTTACTAAACAAATTCAATTTAACCCCGAAGAAATTTTGGATAAATATGTTACCGTAGATGGAAAACTTACACCTTTATCTTGCCTCCTCCAACATCGCCGTTATACGCGAAAATTCGTATCTGCTGGCGTTGGTGATTTTCTTGGTTATATGCCTCGCCCTTCTGCCAGTACTTCGACGTGGTCTTACTTTGACTTTGAGAAGCGTATCAATTATAATTACTCGATTCCTCGATACTATCTTAAATATCTTAAACAAGAAGACGAAGTTTCTCGCTCGATTACCGCTGCTGACGCTTATGCACGTTTTAGCAAGTCTTCTCTGGTTAAGCGTATTGTGTCTCAGTGTGTTGCTCGGTTCGGTCTCAATTCCTCCGTATCCCGTAGAGATGCGTATACGTGGGAGCAAAAGCAAGTAATGCGTTTCGCTGCGTCTTCTCGTAAGATGCCGGATTTCGATCCTCCTACTTGGCTAGACCTGGATATTCTTCAGTTCTGGAGAGAGCATTATAAACTCCAACTAATTATTTAATTTATGGGAAAACAACCTTTTATTTCACACGCCGTAAATGGTTACTCTCGTTATGATGTTCCTGAGAGTAAAGCTTTTACCTGCACACCGGGTATTCTATACCCAGTGCGTATCGATTTTATTAACGCCCGGGACCGTGTATCCATCGAGCAGGGTATTGACGTTCGCAGTAATCCTCTCGCCGTTCCGACGTTCAATCCTTACACCGTTCGACTTCATCGCTTCTGGGTGCCTTTGCAGTTGTACCATCCAGAGATGAGGACGAATAGTAGTAAGTTCGATATGAATAACTTAAGCTTGAATTTTATTGCCGCTTCCACTACTGGTTCATACGGATTTACGACCCATAACTATCCTTACTCTAATTCGCTGCTTCGTTGGTTGCGTGTTATTCCTGCTTCTATCCCAACTGTGACTTCGAGTAATGTTCCGGTGGTTGCTAATCTTACGGCAGCTCAGTTGGCGTATCCTCTGGGTTGGTGTAATGCTGATTCTTATCTTGCTTACTGGGATATTGTTCGTAATTATTATAGCTATTCTCAGTGGGGTCTCTATTCTTTTGCTTGGCCTAGCAGCTGGTATTTTATGCCCAATGCCACTGGCGCTTCGTACACTGTTCTTCAGTTTGGCGAGAAGGCGACGTTTTTTAACCAGAGGTTCGGTAATCTTGAGTTTTTGGATGCATTTTTCGAGAGCCAGTTTTATCCTTCGGCTGTAGCTTCTTCGAATAACACGTATAATCGAGGAAATCTCTTTTCTCAGGTGCTTTTGTCTGACCTCGGTGCTACGATTACTGCTTCTAGGGACGGTTACCCTGTTTCTACTATCTATCCCGGAAATCAGGCATTGTCAACTTCTGGTCCCACGAGCCAATTTGCTACCGAGGCCGCTACCACGACCGTTACCGCTCTTGGCGCCTTTCTCGTTGCTCACCCAATGGCTGTTGTACCCTCGAATCCTGACCGTTATAGCAGGTTACTTCCTGTTGGCTCTTCTGAGGGAGTTTCAATGTCCGGCGTGTCTACTATTCCTCAGTTGGCTATCGCTTCTCGTCTTCAGGAGTATAAGGATTTGCTTGGTGCTGGAGGCAGTCGCTATAGCGATTGGTTGGAAACGTTTTTCGCTTCTAAGATTGAGCACGTAGACCGTCCCAAGCTTCTCTTTAGCGCTTCGCAGACTATTAATGTACAGGTCGTTATGAATCAAGCTGGGCTAAATAATTTTGGTAGTTCAACTGCTACTGGTCCCTTGGGTCAGCAAGGTGGAGCTATTGCCTTTAATGAGCGTTTAGGTCGACGGCAGTCCTATTATTTCCGCGAACCTGGCTACATGATTGATATGTTGAGCATTCGACCTGTTTATTACTGGGCTGGTATCTATCCTGATTATCTTCACTATACTGGCGCTGACTATTTTAATCCTATTTATAACGATATCGGATATCAGGATGTTCCGGGATTCCAGTTTGGCTTTGGAACCACATCTGCCTCGGATGCCGTAGCTTACGAGCCTTGTTTTAATGAGTTTAGGTCTTCTTATGATGAGGTTCTTGGTCAGTTATCTCGCTTCCAGCTCTCTAATTCCAATATTCCTCTTTATTCTTATTGGGTTCAGCAGCGTGTTTTGTCCGCAAGCTATAATTCGTATTACTCTCTCTTGTTTACAGATATGGCGCAAGTTAACTCTCCGTTTGCGAGCGATGTAGAGGATAATTTTTTCATTAATCTCTCGTATTCTGTCCAGAAGAAGAATTTGGTTAATAAAACTTTTGCTACCCGTTTGTCTAATCGCTAATATTCACGTTTATGCCTCTTGATTGGTTATTGCAAGACGCGCCCGCCTACGTTTCTCGCGGTCAGCGCATTCTTTCAGTTCTCGACGGTTCTGGTTCTGTCGACGTTCTCCCTGGTCGCCCGGATGTTGAGGCGTCCCCTTCTGATTTTGATAAGGGTGAAAGGTTTAACCCTGAAATCGACTTTGACCCTAACTCCTTCTCTCGTATGGATAAGTTCGATGGTCTTGAAGTCGGTCAGGAACTCATTGATTCAGAGTTGGATAGGTCTAGGTCTGATTCGAAATCTACTAATTCTGAAGAAAAATAGTATATCCTTTACTTGACGATATATGCTACGTGCGCGGACCCCTCTGGACAGAATGCTTGAATGGTTAGAGGTTATTGGTAGCGACTGCAGGAGAGGCCGCGCATTTTTCTATCGTTCTTTAAGTTTTACCCCTATGTCTGACGTTAAAACTCCCTTCTATAGGTCAAAAGCGTTTTGGACGCTCGTCTCGTCCATTGTCGCTGCTTTGGCTGCTTTTTTCCTTGCTTCATGTTCTGCACAGGCAAAGGTTGCTCGAGCAGGTGTTCATATTGATACTGTTCGCGTAGATTACATTATTCGCTCGAACAATTTTTCGATTCCGTAATATGAGACTCATTGATTTCAAGTCCTACGTCGAGCCTGTTTCCACAGGTGCTATACTTGGCGCTGCTGGCATTTCTGCTGGTGGTCAGGTCGCCTCTGGCTTATTCAAGCCCTCGCTTAAGAGACAATGGAAATATCAGCAGAAGCAAATGAAGCTTCAACAGCAGTATGCTTTGGAGCAGATGCAAAAACAAGGTGAAATCAACTATGCTAACTGGCAGAAACAGTTTGATTATGAGAATGCTTACAATGACCCCACGAAGGTTTTCGACCGTTATTTGAAAGCTGGTGTTACCCCTGCTGCCGTCTTAGGCTCTTCAGGTGTCGGCGTTAATGCTACTATGTCTGGCGGTTCTCCAGGTTCCGTTGGTGCTTCCGGCCCCTCAGGCGGCTCTTTTGACTTCTCTAGTCCTCTGTCTCCTGGCGTTGGTTCTGCTGCCGCAGGTGTCGCTCTCGAGGCCATGGGTGTTAATTCAACTATCGAACGCAATAAGGCTGCCGCTAATCTCGATAACGCCCAGGCTGATGACATTCGCAACAAGATGCCCACCAGGGAACAAGGCCAGGCCCTTATCGAGCTCGAGAAGCAACTAAAGCGGGCTAACATTGGCAGTCAGTCTTCGCTCGCTCGTTATTATGGCGAGTTGGCTATCAATCAGGAGGCCTACAACAAGTATGCAGACCTCGCTGCCACGTATGATTTCCAGCGTATTCAGGCTGCTTATGCTGAACAGGTTGAGCGCACTAAGCGTATTCGTGCTGAAAACGATGCTGAGATTCCTCTTCTCGAACAGTCTGCTGCTGCCAACCTTGCCTATCTTTGCGCTGTCGCCGATGCTGCTAAAGCTTCCGCACGTGAGTCCCGTTCTCATGCTGATATTCTTGACATTCAGCAGAAGGATATGCAACGCATGTTTGAAGTCACTTGGGAAACTCCTGTAAAGGTTCCCCTGATTAACGAGAAGGGTGAACCCTCTGGAGAATTCGAGGAGATTACAGGTCGCGAATATTACTCTTATCTTCGTGGCCTTGAGCTTGGTGAAGGTCGCCAGAGCCTGTCTGGTAACTGGTTTGCTATCCGCAAGAACAAGAATGCTCTGTTTTATGATGTTACAAAGGCGTTCGCTACTGCCGCAGGCATCGCCGGTGCTTCCTACGTTGGTCGTAAGGCCGCAGGCCCTGCTGGTCCCGAAGGTTATGAGGAAGTGAGGGAGATTTACGGCCCATCGGGAACCCCGACTAGCAGCACCTACACTCGTCGTAACTATCATGAGAGAAATTGAACAGTTTCTTCGACTTTTTAAATCTTACGGTTTGGTTGTTTTTGCTTACTTTTACATCGTAAACCAATAACCTCATTATTATGAAAAAGACTAGAGTTTCAACGATTTCTGAATTGTCAATTGACGCTGTAAATCATTTGTTCGTTGAGTGGCTTCGCTGTCGAGGTGTACTTTCTGCTTTTATATCAAACTGTGGGTTTGATGAGAAACGCAAGAACTCATTTCGAGCCGTGCTTCGTAATCGAATTCAAGGTGTATTGCATTCGCCTTATTCAAGCATAGGCGACCTTATTTCTATGAGTTTCATATTCGCTCACACACCCGAAGGCCTTGCCTTTTGGTTTGACCAGTCTTTCGCTTGGCGTCGTTTTTGTACTGATTTTCAAAATAATTTTAAATAATATTGTTATGACACAGATTCATCTTGTTATTCGTCGTATTAACCCTGCTATTAAGGTCGACCTTGTCCAGGTAGGCTGTCTTGAAGATGGTCAGTTTACGACACTTCCTCTTGACACTCTTAAGGTTGCTCCTTTTTCAAAGTATGTAGAGTGTTCCAGCGTTTCTGATTCGCCCTACATCGAGCATCATTCTATTTCGGGTCTAATCGCAGCTTTGATTTCGTATCCGAATTTTGCGATTGAGTTTTTCGATAACACTCTCGTTCTTATGTTTGACCTTGATTTGCCTGATGATGAAAGCTCGTCGGAAGAAGAAGGGAAAGGGCACTAAAGTAGTGACCCGCCCGCTCGGTGGAAGAGTCCTTTGACTCACTAGGCCCCAGG